GGAGAGAAGATTCACAAAGATGATTTTTCTAATGAAAGATATTATAAAACTTTAAATAATAAAATAATCGTTAATCACGATATCAAATTAATATCTAGGCCTGAAACTTATGGTATATTAGCCATTGTAAATGGAAATACCTCATATGGTACAATCCAAGAAATGGTTTATGCGAAGAACGCAGGAAAGGAAGTATTTTCAGTTGTCTCAAATGGACATCAAAACCATCCGTGGTTAAAATATCATTCTGATAAAATATTTAGATGCTTAGGAGATTTCCAAAAATGGATAGCTCCAGATTGTAATTATTGTGATGGAACAATGAAATTAGCTGGAAGAAATAAAAAGATGGGATTTGATATGTATTTCTGTGATTGGTGTGATAAGAGCTGGATGACAATTGATAAGGATAAAGAAGATGGAGGTGAAAAATGAATAAAGATGGAAAAGGACCAAGAAGTGACTCTAAAGGACCACGAGATGGAAGAGGAAATGGAAAAGGTAGAGCAACTGGCGAAGGAGCTGGAAAAAAAACAGGCGGAAAGAAAGGAGATTGTTAATACATGGGATCAACAATAAAGAGAAGTATAATTAAAGCATCTTTATGGGAATTATTCTCATTTGTGATTACTACACTTGTAGCTATGCTTATATTAAAATCATGGGTAGAATCTTTAGAATTTAGTGCTGTACTTACCTTAATTAAAATTATTTTATTATTTTCATATGAAAGAGGTTGGAAAACTATAAAATGGGGAAAAAAGTAAAATGGATGAACATGCTAAAAAAGACCTTGAAAAGCTTATGGAAGAGCAACAAAAATCTGAATTAAGAAAACAGATTATTCATGCTATAAAAAATAAAAAGGAATTTAATTATTTAGAGAAACTTTGTAAAGTTAATGGGGTGGTTTATAATATAAAAATAATAGATTATTGTTTAGATAGATATATTCACCATAGGAAAGAAGGTTCAAAACAATTTATTTCAAAATATGCTGCAATGTTTACAACATGTTGGGCGATAATGTATCAAAGATGAGAACTAAAGAAGAAATATTAAAGGGAAGAGACACAGTAAGTTTTATGATGGATTGCTTAGTTAGCTTTGACTTTTTCTGTGAAGAGTTTTTAGGAATGAAAGATTATGGTGGTATCCATGGTTTCCAAGAAGATTGGTTTAATGCTTTACAGAAATATGATAGAGTAGTTATAGAAGCCCCAAGTGGTTTTAGTAAAACTGAAATAATGGGTGTAGTATATCCACTTTGGTGTATGTGGAATAATCCGGGTAAAAAGATTCTTCTTGTTTCTAAATCTATTCATCAAGCAGAAGGAAACCTACTTGCTAGAATTAAAGATTACATTGATGATAACGAATTTCTAAAAGAATTAATACCACAAGGTGTAGATAGGACTTGGAATAAAAGAGAGATTAAAACTAAAGACGGATCTTGGATTGTAAACGTTCCTTATAATATTAATATTAAAGGTTATAGAGCTGACTATATTATATGTGATGAAGCTGATTCTTATGAGGATACCAATATTTATTTTGATCACGTTGCTAGTCGTCCAAACCCGGGAGGTAAGATTTGTTTAATTAGTACTCCAGAAGGACCAACTAAGCTAATTCAAGAACTTAAAGATAAACAACCTAAAGGATATAAGTTTATTAAAACTGTAGCTTTTGTAGATAATGAAGGATATGGTTGGATTAATAAAGATGGACAGATGTTACCAGAATTGGAAAAAGCTAAATCACTATGGCCTGAAAGATTTAGTACAGAAAATTTAATGTTGAAGAGAACTGAAATGGGAGAAAATGAATGGCAAAAGAATTACTTTTGTAACATTATGACTGAATCTTCAGATGCGATATTCTCCTTGAAAGCATGGGTAGATTGTTATGATGAAAGTCTTTCTTTTAATAAGAATATAAATAAAAATGCCCAATATATTATAGGGGCAGATTTTGCTCAATCTAAAGGACCTAAGGCAGATTTTGACGCATATACAGTTATAGAAAAAACAGATGATTTTATGACTCTTAAACATGTTGAAATTTGGAAAGGAAAATTAGTTCCATTTAAGGTAGAAAGATTAAAAGAACTTTATAATGAATATCAATCAGATAAATCAACAAAGATTATTGCTGATGAATCTAATATTGGTACAGAAGTTATAAGAGATTTGAGAAATCAAGGATATACTACATTATCACAGAATTTTCATTACACACATCGTAAATCAATGTTAAAAACACTTGCTAATGTTATTGAAGGTGGAGGAATCATAGTTCCAAGATATAAAGGACATAAGGAAACAATAGAATTAACAAATAAGCTTCTATTACAATTATTAGGTTTTGTTAGAAGAAAAAGTGATATTACGGCAATTGAACAATTCCAATCAAAGGCAGTTCACGATGATATAGCTATTTCTTTATCTATGGCAGTAAAAGAAGCAGCAAGTATGAAAAGTTGTAGCTTTATAGGTATGAGTGCTTAATATATAGAAATGTTTAAATACTTTAAAAAACTTAGTATTTTAGATAAAAAATGAAAATTTCGTTAAAAAACTTAAAATTTCTAGAAAAAATCAAAAATAGAAAAAAACCTAAAAAAAAGGAGTTAAACATGTTTGATTCACAAGATAAACAAGCTTTAACAAGACTTTTAGGAAGTTTGGCTTCTGGAGCATTAGTTAATTTTATGTTGTTATCTGTTTTTGGATTACAATTTTCATGGTATTCATGGATAGGATATGGTATAATGATTCACATGGTAGAAATACGTTTAATTAAATGGATTAGATTGATAAGGTTTAAATAAGATGGGTTTTTTTTCACAAGCATTAGGATATAGAACAGCAGTTGAATTAGCTTCTTCTCCTGGAAGGGGTGTTCCTCAAAGTCCAAATTTAGGTTCTAAATCTTCTGGAAGAGTTAAAAGAGAGGACTTAGAATGGGATTATAGAAATGATCCAACTATTTTTAATATAATAAACAAACAAACACAATTAATTATGCATGCTGGATTTGTTATTGAAGCTAATAAAAAACAAGATCAAACTAAATATGATGAATTTTTTGAAGATATTGGAATTGTTGGAGAACAAACAACTAAAGAAGAATTATTAGAGTATATTGCACAAGATTCTTTAATGTATGGTAATGCTTATGTTGAATTGATTTATGATGCTGGTGATGTCAATAAAAAGATTGTTGATTTAAAGATGATTGCTGAAAAGAAAATGGATTACATTAAAGATGGTAATAGACATATACTTCTTGATAAGGTTGGAAGACCAGTAGGATATACTATGACTTTTCCATCTGGGGTGGATGTTTCTAAGTTTGGTGATGATATACCAAAGAAGTATAAACATGTTGCCATTAAAGAGGCTAACCAAATATACTTTTTACCACAAAGAATAGCACATTTTAAATTACATACTTATGGAGATAGATTTTATGGTATTGGTTTAATAGAACCTGCTCATAAAAGTACTGAAAGAAAATTAAAGATAGAAGAAGCTAGAACAAATGAAATATATACTAGAGGGGCAAATACTATTGTTGCTAGTGTTGGAGATACAGACCATGAACCTGGACCACAACAAATACAAGATGTTCTTGACCAAATAGTTAATTTTAAGCATAACAGGTATTTCTCTTTCCCTCATTGGGTAAAATTAGATACTCTTAATTCAAGTACAAATGATGTTGTTGAAGAAGTTTTAGATTATTTAAGAGTAAATCAAGCTGCAAGTGCTGGAATGCCTAGAGCTTTTGCTACTGGTGCTGGAGAAGCTACAAATAGAGCAACATTGAATAATCAGCAACAAATACTAGAATTAAGTTTAGAACAAATAGTTAATAAATTATCCTCAGCATTTAACAAATACATTCTTAAACCTATAAAAGAAGCAAATGGATATTCTGATTATGCTAAAATAGAATTTGGTGATGTTCGTGCTGAAGAGAAGAATGATAAATCTAAGAGATTATCCTCATATATACAATCCGGAGTTATAGCACCAGAAGAAGTAAGAAAATATGCTATCTCGTCAGAAGATTTAGTAGAAGATAAGAAAGCTTTTGACAAAATGAAAAAAGTAAAAGAAGAACCAAAGGAAGATCCTTCTCAAAAACCAGTAGAAAGTAAAAAACCAAAAGATAAAGAAGAGTTATCTAAATCAGTAGAACTAGGTGGGGGTTTTTATATGCCAGATATGACTAAGTTTAAATCAATTAAAGAATTAGACGGTTCACACTTATTAAAGAGACACGAAAATCTCCATGTATTATGGGGTAAATTAGAAGAAGGTTATAATGTTGGTTGGACTTTTGAGGAATTATATTCAGAACATTCTAAAGTTTTAGAAAGGATGAAAGAACTAAATATAGTTCATTTAAATCCAATTAATGAACTTGACAGGATAAGTATGTAAAATGGCATTAACTTATATAACCAGAAGTGATGGTAAAACTATTTCTATAGAAAATATTCAAGCAGAGATATTACCTTTATTAAAAATGAAAATGGATAATAATGCTTCTGGACAACCAAATTATATTGGAGAGGCATATCCTGGACAAACATCAATAGATTCAGTATGGAGAATTAAAAAAATGGAATATGATGATGGAGACACTCTTCCACCAACAGGAAAAGTTTGGGCAAATGGTTCAGCAGATTTTAATAAAGTCTGGAATGATAGAGCAACATATTCATATAGTTAAAATGAAAGATAAATTTTTAAAAATAATATTTGCAATAGCTTTATTAGTTTTGCTTGGAATTGGTGTCACTGCATATCAATACAATGTTATTTATAATCCTTATACTAGTAAATTAGATTATTATACTACAAGTAATTTTACAGGAAATAATTTAACAGCAGATTTTTTTGTTGGAGATGGAAGTTTATTAACAGGAATAGATACAACTGAATCAGATCCTTTTTGGTTAGCGAATTGGACTAATGTAGGATTCACAAATATACATGAAACCTTTAATGAAAATGTGACTTTTGCAAAAAATGTTTCTGTTGGAGGAAGTGATTTGTATGTTGATACTGATAATGGTAGGGTTGGGATAGGAACAACAACACCAACTCAAGAATTAGAAGTTAATGGAAGTATTAAAATAGGGGATTCAGATAAATACTATCTAGGA